TGGGAGACTTTAATGCGTCACCCGCTGGGCATGGTACACTCTCTTCTGTCTGGTGACACAAAGAGCAACTCTTGCTAATAAAAAGCTCTTTGCCTTTTTTAATGTTGTCGTCTGCTTGAGCAAGGCTAACAAACACTAATAATAAAATTGGTAATGCTATATTCATGTTATCCGTCCCAGTTACGTCTTCTCTGGCGAGTAGACTTCGCTAAGTCTTTGTTCATTTGTTCTAGTGTAAAGGGTTTTTTCTTTTTCTTACCCCCTTGAAAGCTCTTCCACCATTTTGGTATTTTCTTTAGCAAAAAATAAATAGTTAACCCCCATAGGGACACCGCTATGCAAACTATGCCCCACTTAATAACCGCCACTTCTTTTAATAGTTCTTCCCACATGTCATTATTTATATCTTTTATACCCCCACCAAGCGTTTCTTAAAACGTAACCCAAATGAGCTACATCTTTCCATTTGCCTTCTTTTTTAAGTTCTTCTATTTCTGTTTCAGTGTCCCTTACTTTTCTGCAAAATTTCTTACGGTTTTTATAGGGAACCATATATGGCGGTAGCTTTATGTCATTCATCCCAGTGCGCCTTTATTTCTTTCATGTTTGTTTCCCCCATATACCAAACCTGACAGCTAAAGTTGTCGATTTGAGGCCAATCCATTACATTCTGTATCATGTAAACATGGTTTAGGTACTCGTCGTCGTTTATTTTTGTAAAAAAACATTCTAGTCTAGTGGTCCTGTCTTCCGTTAGCTTTACTGTTATTTCTGGCTTTAAATTAACTAACCCCCCTACTACTCTTTCACAATACTTCCTATTTACGCGAGGTGATTTAGTCATTTTTATAGATTCTAAATTTGCCCCCTTTCGTGCTACACCGCTTAATAATAAGTGATATACATAGTCGTCATGCAAGCTGCTTAACTTGTCGTAGAACAATTCTTTCGCGTCTGCGCTGAATATGTATTGTTCCGCCACCTCTTTGCCCTTTCTAGTGTCAAATTTTTCTTCAGCTTAGAGGCTTTTATCTCTAACTGACTTATTCTAGATTCTAGTCTAGAAATTTTCCATTTTAACACACGGTCGAGCATGGTTATTCTTCTAGTGGGTTTGTTAAAATCGTGGGTAATTCATTTATTTCTGTTATTTCTCCGTTTTTATCTGTCCTGAAACGAAAAGCCGTCTTTTCGTCTCCTGTTGCGCTAAATATTTTCTTTTTTAATATCACTTGTTTGTAGGGTTTTACTTTGATTAAAGTTATTGTTGCTTCCACTGGGTCTTCGTCTTTTTTACTGTAGACATGCACGTTAACTATATTCTCTCCTTCTGCTGCTCCCCGGAACCCTACGATTTCTTCGTTGAATCCTACGACTTTCCCTTCTGTGTCTGTTTCAAGACTGTTGTTTCTGGATTTACCTAGTGCATCATGGTTAAGGCTTATTAGGCTACCTTCTCCTCCTTCTCTGTTGTTAAAACTAACTATGTGTCCTGTAGAGGCTTGGACATAAAGATCTAAGTCGTCCTCGCTGTTTCCGTCCCACGTTAATATAACCTCATACAGTGTGTTGGGTGGTCGCATCTTAACTTTTTCCTCGTCAGCCTTAAGAAGAAACAGAATGGCGACTAGCATCAACAGACAGCAGAAGAGTACGTCGATGAATGGTCTGAATGAAAAAAATTTTTTATATCCTTTATTAACCGTCATTTTCAATCCTAAACCTTAGTATCATTAGTTGAGCTTGGAGGGGGAGGCTGAAAACAATACCGCAGATTGTTGTATAGAATGCCGTGTTAAGTCCTGTTTTAAGTCCGGAGACTATATCGCTGACCTCCGTGCCTTCGTTAAGGCTAGTTGATGTTGCCACGCATAAACCAAATACTGTTCCAAGTAATCCTAGGGAAAAAAAGTGCTCGGCAGTAAACCATCCTACTTCGGCTCTTCTAGTGAGATATTGGGCGTCGTGTTCAGCTTTTTTTGTATCAAGCCTGTCAGCTAGATAGCACAGCTTGCCAACATAAGTAGACATAACTACATACAGTGTCATTATCGCTATAGTTAAATAACTAACGTCACTTTTAACCATGAGTGAAATTCCGCCTTTCGTTTCAGCAAAGAAAACTGCCGTCATGAATACGGAATTAAGTAGAAACCATTTTGTAAAAGTTGTCATGTGTTTATTAATTATAGGGTTAGACTGTCAAAATATAAAAACAAATCACTTTTTAATTTATTTTTTATATTCGTTATCATCGCGAGGGGTTATGTTGTAGTCGTAATTTGAGTTATCTTCCAAAACCCATTTCCAGTTTTGTTCTACCGACCATTTATGTTCGTGTAGTTTTCTTTCTACCACCATTTGCCCCGGCTTTGTACAAAACGAAGGGTCATGGCACAGCAGCCTGTTGTTAGGTTGTGCTGCATAATTTCCGTTATCAAGTTTTATAACGTGCCCGCATTTATGTTGTCCTGCTGCCTCCGAAAAGCCAACGTCAGCCATGTTTGCATCCTCGTGACCCCAGTCTAAGGTAAATAAATATATTCCCTCATACTTTTCCTTGCGACGGCTTGTATATTTCATCTTCCTGTTTCTGAGAAGATCGAACACCGTAACGCTTATATAATTACTAAAGCTATCCCAAAGCATTAATTCATCAAGCTCCACCGCAGGAATGTCTTCCTTGTGGCAAAAAGCGTGGATTGGTAGCCTCCAAAAAATACCTCCATCCTCCATTAGACAATGAAAAAGAGGGACGTTACTGGTAAGACTTGCTACCCCGAAAATAACGCATGGATAAAACGTACCGTGACCGTCCTCCATGTTTCTTAAAAACTCGCCCCTTACAAAGCACTCTTGAGGTGGGATATTTGTATTTAAGTAAGCCATGTTATTCGCAGTTTTTTACCGCGGGATCGTTGTAGTCTAAAAAAAGCTCTTCATCTTTGTTTATTTTTTTTGTCGTTATGACGTCGTCCGTGACTGCAACGTACTTTAAATTTGGAGCGTCAGAATGGTTAATAAGATAAACACAACCACCTTGCACCCATCTGGGTAATCCTTCAGAAATTTCATATTTACCCTTGCACATCGTAAGCCTAGTGTAGTCGTCTACTAGCTCAAAAACCCCCTTCTCTAAAACACTTAATTCTTCGGGAGAATAAAAATGATAATCGTTATCATGCCCTTCTTTTTCAAGAGCTAGGAAGGGGTCAGTGTCAGAAGGTATGTCCTTTATAGCAAAAACGCCGACTCCGTGAACCGGAGAACACCTAGCTCGGCAGTAAAGATTTTCCTTTAGGAAATTTAAAAGCTTATTTTTTTTGCGCACCCCTTCTTCCTTTTCTTTTCTTTCTTCTTCTTTTTCTTTTCCGCTGGCGTTAGTTTTGCGGGTTTCTTCTTTTCTTTTTTTCTTTTTTCTTTATTAGCCATAATTATTTCATTCCTTGTGGGAAGGTTAGCTTGTCGGCGTGGTTTACCGTCCAGCTAACTTCGTGGGTTACTGCTCTGTATGTTCTGGCTGCGCTTGGAAATCCGTTGCCAGATTTCTTTACGCCTCCGAAAGAAAGATGTGACTCTGCGGCAATGGACCCACCGTTCCAGTAAATCATTCCCGCTTCACATTCGTCCCGTAAGACTCGTGCTTTTCTAAAATCGTTCGTAAGCACACCAACCGCAAGCCCGTAATCAGTATCATTATAGATACGAATGGCGTCATCGAGATCGTCAAAAGGAATAATAGCAACGTGAGGCCCAAACACTTCATTCTTTAGATAAGGTACATCACGCCACTCGGTTTTGTAAACCATAAAAGAAGAGAAAAATGCTCTATCATTTATAGTCTCATATTTAGGTTCAAGTAAAACCTCTGCTTCTGCGTCAGCTAGGACCATGTCGTTATATTTTTTAACTTTTTCGAAACCTTGTTGATTAATTAGAGGGCCATAGTTCATGGACTCATCTGGCTTGTATTCTACCCAGCCAACGGCGTCTGGTGTGCCAGAGGTGCTAACTACCTTTTCAAAAGGGTTTCCTGTTTTTAGGTTAGACGCAGCACTGGCAAAGTCTTTAGCGAATTGGTCTACAATGGATCTTTGTACTATCATTCTGCCTGAAGAAACACAACGTTGCCCAGAGAGCTTGTGCGCGCTTGCAATGGCTGCTTCTAGGGCAAGTTTAGCTTCGACATCATCAAATATAATACAGGCAGACTTGCTGCCCATTTCGCATGAGGTCGTCTTGTGCCAACTTTCGGCTGCTACTTTTCTAACGTGTTGACCAACTTCGGCAGAACCAGTAAAACAAATATGATCCACATCAGCGCGAGCCAAGAGATCACCAGTACAACCAACCCCATGCACCAAGCTAACAACTCCATCAGGGAGACCAGCTTCCTTATAAATCTCGACAGCCATTTGGGTTGACATTGGTGCATCTTCACTAGGTTTAATTACTACCGTATTTCCCTCTACAATTGCTGGTGCCGCGCACCAATATGCTCCAATTGCTAATGGAAAATTAAACGGAGATATAATAGCTATTACACCCTTCGGTTTGCGCAGCATATAACAATCTTTATCTTCTATCTCAGACGCAACTGCTTCGCCGTGGGAATATCTACCAGAACTAAACGCAAACTGAGCCATATGTAAAGCTTCATTTACCTCCGCTATGGATTCGTTGTAGTTTTTGCCTGTCTCTAAGGAAATTACGGTTGCGAGCTCCTCTCTTCGGCGTTCAATTATTTGAGCTACTTTATACATGTAGTCTGAACGGACAAAGCGGCTTACTTTTTTCCATTTATGAAAAGTTCTACGCGCAGACTCCACCGCCATCTCCACTTCCGTGTGACCGCTTAGGGGAAACGCCCCTTGTGCTTTGCCGGTAGCAGGGTTTAGTTTGGTGTACATTTCTGCAGTGGCTTTCCACTTGCCGTTGATATAATTTCTGCCTTCGAAGTTCATGAAATGATAATTATTTGGTTGATTCCATAAGCTCTTTAACGCTGTCTTTGCAGAACCCAGCGCCTTCTCTATTAATGAATTCATATATTACTCCTGTTAGTTGTGATGGTTTGGTGAAAACCTGCGTTAGGTTGGGGTCTTTGCAGGTGATTGGCTTTTCGGAATAAAATTCCGCGTATCCTTTTTCTTTCCACTCGTTCATGGTTGCTTCTACGTCCTCTACTTGGTAGGCCATGTGATGGATGCCGCCGACATTTCCTCTTTCGGCTACCCAGTCTCCAACAATTGAGCCTTCGCTACCATCACTAACGAAAATCTCAGGAGGAGCATGATACTCTGCTTTAATGGGGGCATAGGGGCCAGCTTGTAAGGCATGATAAGTCCAAAGCGCTGTATCTGGATGTCTTGTTTCTGGCGGAACTAGAGCTAGGCAGTCGGCCTTAGACTTGTCGTCGAATTCGATTTGAAATTCTGTCCCAATTTTGTATCCAAAAGCTTCTTGAATAAAGGATGCGGTCTTATATCTATCGTTTGTCCTATAAGCTATGTGGTCTAGTCTCATGTTTTAGTTGTCTTTATTTTGCGCTAGTAGGAGGAGATAGTCAACTAAGTTTCTTATCTTTTTAACTTTAATTATTTCATTGTAATATTCTTCCCCAGATTTAGAGTTATACCCTATGGAATAGTTTTCTCCTAGGCTTCTTCCGTATCTAAAAGAATTAAAAGACAGTTCTTCTTCCCGTTTTTCTAGGCATCGTTTGATTATTTTTACAGAGTCTTCTTCTTTTACGATCTCAGCGAGCGTAAGTTCTATTTCTTTAAGATATTTATCTCTTTCCATTCCAATATCTCTTCTCTGCTCATATCCCCGAAGTCATTTTTGGTAGGAAAAGCCACTTGGATTTGATGGGGGTCAAAATAATTTTTAAGTTTTCTTACGGCAGCCTCAACACCTTTGTTCCCTGCGCTATTATTATCTGAGTCATCGTTAAAAGATACAAAAATTTTATTAGGATCTAACTTAATTAATAAACTAATAAGGGAAGGACTTATGTTTAGTCCAAAAACTACTATAGTATTTTTAATCTCGCACTCCCACAGGGCAAGCATATCTCCAATGCTTTCAATCAGGATGATTTCTTTTTTTTCTTTAAGGGCTTTGTGGTTTACTTGAAGGGGGTATTTCCATTCTGACGTCTTCCCTCTGTGCAGCCACTTGGGGGTACTTTTTCCTTCAGGAATTTCTTTAGTGTATCTTCCTGTTACTCCTATTAGCTCCTCCTTGGAATTAAAAATTGGAAAAACATACCTGTTGGCCATTGTTCCGTTGTGAACAACCCCACCCTTAAAGAGCTCTAGCGTTTGCTTTGATACATTGCGACTTTCCCAATAAGAATGATCTGGAACTACTTTTTCGAGGTAGGAACTTGGGAAAATTTTAATGCCTGAGACGGGGGGTCTGTGCTCTCTTTTGATTTCGCCACTGACTTCCCATTTATCTTTAAGAACAACCTTAGCTTCCTCTATGGTCTTTAGCCCCATGGAAAGTTGTATTAAATGTTCAAACGAACCGCTAATTTGCTTACTGAAATCAATAAAGTGGCCCGTATCCTTCCTGACGGAAAGCACCGTATCGCTACTGGAATCCCGATACATAGGTTTCATTCGGAATTCCCTTCCGTTATCTTTTATGTTGGAATACCCAACGTCTAGGAGGATATTTTTAAAGTCCATTTATATTACGTCACCGTCTTGGTTGCTTTCGTCTTCTAAAGAATACTGCATTCTTTCTCTAGCCGCAATATCAGCAGCACTGCCAGATTCCTCAACGTTAAAATTTCTTACAGTAAAGTTAAGAAAGTTATTTTCAAATCTTACATTACCGTTTTCGTCAGTTCTTCTTACTAGATCATGGTGTCCGGCTGCATCTTTACCTTGGAATCTTGTTTTAAGAGTAATAAGCTTATGCGTTCCAAACTCTTCTCCGTCATTAGCAAGCTCATCTACGGTTTTTCTCCTAAAAATTCCAACGAATGACGCAAACCATTGAAGACGGTCGGATTGGGCAATTGCGGAGCTATCATCGATGACTGCGCCTCCGCGTCTGTTGAAATTTTCTCCACTTCGGTTCATTTGCATTGCTGTAACTATTGGGCATTCTAGTTCTTCTGCAAGTTTCTTGAGCTTGTCGACTTTGTCTCCTATCGCTTGGTACTCTGCCCAGTTGTTTCCAACTCTTTCTCCTGTAAGCTTTATGTAATCATACCCTAGGATAAACGGGTTTCCTCTACCGACGTGAGTCATAGCCCACCTACGTACGAACGAACATAGTTGGTCGATGTTTTTATTTCCTACTGGGTAGTGGTAAAATTCGCAATTACTTATTTTTTTAAAAGCGGCTCTAACTTTCTCTATTAACTCCGAGTTTCTCTTCCAGTTGCCTGTTTCAAGGTGCCAAAGGGATACCCCGCTAAGCGCTGAAGCTATTCTAAATTTTACGTCTTCCGTCTCCATTTCTGTATCTAGCAGGAGGGCTTTTACTTTACCTTTTTCTGCTATCTTTCTGCACAGATCAGCTATGAAGGTAGATTTACCTTGGCCGGGTCTAGCAACAATCGCGTATAAGTTCCCCGGACGTAGCCCTCCATACATTCTGTTGAATTCTGGGTAAGGCGTAGCAAATCCGGATTCTTCGCAGGGATTGTCGCCCCTTTCTTCTACTAGAGACTCTATGTCGTTTAAGAGTAGTTCTGGATCTTTCTCTGCTGTTTCTATTTCTTTAAGTTCATCGCCATATAGTGTATCTACTTCGCTTACGATCTCGTCAATGTTTTTTTCACCATTTTCCTTTAGGTATTTTTTTATTTCATCACACTTATTGTAAACATTTCTTCTGACTGTTAGCTTGGCGAGTTCCTGCGCGGCTTCCATTAAGCCTTTGACATTTATTGATACGAAAGAAATTGATTCTAAATAATCATAAATATTAATATCATCCTTGAAGGATATACCGATGTTTTTTATTTTTTCAGCGACAATTACTGTATCGACGCTTTCGTTTTTAATTATCGTACTTCTTAGTACACAAAAGATGGTTTGATGAACTTCGTTTATAAAGTCTTTTTCAGAGATGTATCTCTCAATGTCTGCGAAAAGTTTGGGGTTTTTGATTAGCCCGCCTAGCACGTGTCTTTCTATCTGTATCGAATATATTTGTTCCATATTTATTACTGCCTTTCATCTCGACTCCCTCCTTGCTTGTTTCTGTCTTGTTACACCACTCAGTATTGTTGTCGTTTGTTTGCATGTACTGAGTATACGGGAATTTTTATTAGAGGCAATAAAAAAATTAAATCTTTATCCCAAATGTAGTTTCAATGGACTTTTTAGATAGGTTTTCTAAGTCACTTTCTTCTAGTTCTATCAGTTTGTACCCGTTTTTTTCGAGCCACTTAGCCTTTTCCCAGTCTCTTTTAATTGAAGCAAGGTACTTCGCTCTTGAGTTACCGTGAAAAAACTTATTAAAGGAAGAGTGCTGTGGGCCGTTTACCTCTACGGCAACTTTGATTGTCGCGTTTAGAATGTCTACTTTGAGTCTGGTTCCGTACACGGGGAACTCTTCATACACTATGTGGGAAAGCCAATGGGGCTTGAGGAAGTCTTTTACTTTTTTTTGAAGTTTGGATCTTGACTTTTTGTTCCAGTCTATGAGGTATTTAGATACGCTTTTGTTTTGCGGTCTTCCATGTATGTTGAGCAGCCTCATTAAATTAATTTAGTTTCTCATTTTTTAGAAAAGCCTGAGCGCCGGTTAGCTACTCCGGTCCTCCTACGCGCGAAGGCGTGCAAGCTCACACTACGCTCAGGCTTTAAAATTGGTGGAGGCGGTGGGAGTCGAACCCACGTCTTTAGAGCCATCTGCTCAGATATACTACAAGCTTAGTCGGTGTTAATACTCGCTTGGCATGTCACCGACAAACGGCCTACACGAGGTTGTAAAGGACATAATAAATTTATACTGGGCTCCCTTACGTGCTCCAGTTTTTTGCTCGCTGTCGTCGCCCTAGCTCTTTAACGAGCATCCAGAGTAGGACGCGGTGGGACTTATGCCACCGGTTGGAGAGCTTCCTCTTCAACGTAACCGAACTTGGCGAGAATCTCGTCAGCTTCAGCTACTGAAGGAGCGAACTCCATGTCAACGTTATCGTTGGCATTTATGTTTTTTTGATAGATGTTTTAAGAGGCCAACCATCATCCTCTGCTTGCAATCTGGCGTAAGAATCCAAATCGAATCCAGTACGCCCCCATAAATTATTTACACTATATTAAGACTTTTTAAGCACGTCTCTAAATTTAAAAAATAAAAATTTTCCTATTTCTTTGTTGTCTTCAAAGTATTTTTTGAGATTATCTAAACCTTGGTGCTGTTTATCTAAGTCTAGACCAGTCTCTTCCTTAACCTCTTCTATTAGGTTGTCTGATATAGTAATCCACGCACCTTTTCTGCTGGCCATGTCCCACTGAAGCATCATATCAACCACTTCATATTCAACCCAAATACTTTTGCCGTTTTTGCTTCCGTATCTTATTGGGTACCTGACTAAGGTTCCGGTTTTTTCGTTCGGGGTTTTCTTAAAAACAACTTTACACCAATGGCCGCGCAGGTCTCCTTTGCCGTTTGCTTCGGAGGATATAATGTCCTTTAAATGTCTTTCTTGGAATTCTAAAATCCAATCACTGTAATGAAGCAGCGCGTTGCCGCCAGAAGCGTTAGTTACTCTGGCGTCGGTCCTTTCGTAGGGGTTAATTTGAACCTTACTTCTTACTTGGGATACCATATAGCAAATGTGACCCCTAGTAGAGAGAGCTAACGCCATCTTCCTTAAGAAGTCTGAACTTAATAGAGCACCTCCCGCGACCTTGTTTGCTTCTTCCGGCCCTTTTTCTAGGTCATTTTTTGGAACCAAAGAGTCCATGGAATCTATAATGAACATGTATTTAAAATTTTTGTCATTATTTTTAACGAGCTCTCTCATCAGATTGATAACCGTTTCGTACACGTTTGACTTAATTATTTTCCATTTCTTAGGGTCTTCATCTATACCCGCTCTTTCAAGCATGTCGTGAGGAAGTCTTCCTTCGGATTTAAAATAGACAACCATTGCGTCGTCCATCTTTTGGAAGTTCTTAGCAAAGGCTAAGGCGCAGGATGTTTTACCTCCTTCGGTAATTCCTGAAGCTCTTATGATTCCGGGGCCTATGCCGCCCCCCATTTCAATATCCATTAATAGGCTGCCGCTGGATACGACGTAGTTCCGTTCTTCTTCAAAGTTATAGTGATCCCCTTTATTTTGTTCAAGGTAAGCTTGAATCTGGTCTTCTGGGGATATTCCTGCGGTTGTTTCAGTTTTCTTTTTTCGTGCCATGTTTTATAAAGTTCAATAAATTTAATTTTTTATTCGGGGACTTCACAGAAGAGCCTTTCTCTATCTTACGGTCTTCTAAAGGGTAGCTCTTTTCTTTTAGTTTGTCAGGTTCAAATTTGGATGTTTTTTTGTGGCGCTCGTATTCATCAAGGAATAGGCTCTTGTTTTCTTTGGTAAGAAAGTAACTTAGGGACATCACGCGACCCTCTATCTCTACGAAGTCGGGTTGAATGGATTTCCAGAAGCTTAAGTCTGGAATCATTTTAATCATGAATTTAGCAAGCCTGTACTCTTTTGGTCGATAGCAATTTGCTGGGCTTTTTAGGAATAAGTGGATAATCGTCTCGTATGTTTTTTTAGTGAACACTACAAGACCATTATATGGAATTTTTTACGGGAATCAAGCTTACTTTTTGACAAGAGAGTCGATTTTTTCGTCTAAACGATCAAATCTATCAATCATTCGCTCGGAAAAGGTGTTGAAGTCATCTTTAGATACGAATTTTTCCGGCATAGAAAGAGCAACATTGTGCATTCTTTCCGATAATTCTCTATAGTCTTCTCTTCTTCCGTCTCTAAGGTCTTCCATTTCGTCTCTCAATTCCTTGATGCCTGAAAAGACTACTTTAAGTACCCACCCTCCTAGAAAGGTGATTAGAGTGAAGACTACGTTAACAAATAGTTGAAATGATACTCCTTCCATGTAGGTAATTACACGGATTTTTAAGAAAATAGGTATGTAAAAATGTCTCTAATTGATTTAAATATGCCAATGCTCTGAATGGTGCTTGTGTAGCAAGATTAAACCCCAAGATAGGAGACCCAGCTTTAGCACGGTCCAAGGACAAAGACATCCAAAATGCAACAATACAGCTGAAAGAATCAAAACCATTGATTTCCAGAATGTATGACAAGTTAGGTGGCTCATTAGCCAGTCTTTTAGGTCGAGAACTTTATCCCATAGGTGCAGGTCGCGCAATTTAGCTCCGCTAGACCACCACTTACGAAGTCTTGATAGTAAATTTTTCATGTCTGAACTTAATTACACTAAAGAAAAATAGATTCCTCAAGTATTAAAATAAATATTAATTTTTATTTCACATTTCAGATTAATAAGTGTAGTGCTTAACCAAGTTCTTTAAGAAATGTTTTGCAATTTTAATGGTGTAATTATTTATATGAAGAAACTTTTGGCTTCAGTTGCCGCTTGGGGAAACAGGAATGCCACAAGCATTTATACAGGATGTGTCGTCGCTTTGATTATGATGTCTATTATGTTTGTAAAAGATATAAAGCATGCCACAAAAGAAGTTGGTCACTTAATGGACAAGATAGAACTTACTAAAGAAAACAACGAATTGACACAAACCACAATTGATCAGTTCGGGATGATTAACGATATACTAAAAACCTCTAGCCAGCAACACGACCAAATAGAGCAAGCGGTGGAAACGATAAATGAACAAGCTATAATTCTTCAAAAACTAGTAGATTACCTTAAGAAAATTGGGCATTGGCCTCCAAAAATTGACTCACCCAAGCCCGTTGATCCTGATAAATGGATTTAGATATGAGAACGCTAAATAAAGACAGTTACTGGTGGAAGGGTCAAGAAAAAGAGTGGGCAGCGCAAGATAAGTCGGGGAATTGGTGGATATATAAAGAAGACAAAAAGCCTTCAATGAAAATCAAAAAAAAGACTAAAGAAGGTTCTAGTCGGCTTACGACGCAAGAATACATAATGGTTGCCTTAGCTAGCGCGCTAGGGGTTAGCCTTGCTTTAAATATAATAGCTTTGATATCATGAATAATAAAACAGAAATTGCACTTAGAAAACATATCAAACGAATAAAAAAAGATATCGCAGAGCGAGATCCTAATAGTGTGTGGGATAAGGAAAAAAACAAAATCGATTACAAAAACATTGCTTCCCTGCACGAAGGGCGTGTTCCTCAGTACCGTGATCACGGAGTAGGCTTGCCTGAGATGGAAATGTTTGAGTTTGATAATTTGAGGGACTTGTGAGCTGCTTTTTTCCACCCATATTCAAGAAGAATACCTATAAGAGGGTAAGGCTGCTTCTTATTGTTGCTACTCTGGGGCTAGTTATGCTTATGTCGGGGTGTAAGGCGGTGAGGAGCGTTGCTGCTGCTCCATTTAAGGCCATAGGGTGGGGCGCAAGCAAGGTTAGCGAAGTGGTCGCTGGGGAGGAAGTAAAGTCAAAGCCTAAAATTTACGAACTCAACCCTGATGGAAGCCTATCCGAGAAAAACGCGGGCAAAGAGCCAATAATTAAAAAAAATAATATCAAAATTAATTTTAAAGCCTTAATGATATGGGGTATAATATTGGTAATTGTTGGGTTGATTGCGAGATTCTTAATCAATAGGTATGTTTACAAGGTTATTAAAGAATAAGGTGTTTAGGGTTTGCTGTCTTTTGCTGATAGTAACTTTTCCTTTTAGCTCTAAATATAGGTTTGTAAAAACCGTGGGAGAAAGCATGGAGCCTACTCTAACAAACGGGGAGTGGGTTGTCATCGAAAGGTCTTCTTCTCTAGGAAAAAGTTGGCACCCCAAAAGATACGATAAAGTTGTAATTAAGGATGAAAACGAAAAATTAAGTAAAAGAATAATAGGGCTTCCCGGGGACACAATAGAAATAAAAGAGGGGGTTATCTATTTAAATCATAGGAAATTACAAGATCCTTTCGGGCGGGGTAGAATAGGGTGTTATCTTGTAGATGAAAACGATGAAATATTAAGATACTTTAGTGGTCCGGATATCGGAAGCCCTATAATTAAATACGTGAGCCAAGGCAAGGAAACTATTGCTGAGGGGCACGTGTGGGTTATAGGGGATAATAGGGAAGATTCTTGGTTTGGGCTGTTGCGTACAGAGAATATTGTAGGAAAAATTTTGTATTAAAAAGACCCCTTCCGAGCGAAAGACATTACTCGGAAGGGGTTTGCTGTGTGCTATGGTTTTATTTACGCCTATTTCTTGGGCGTGGTTTTCACTGGAGAAACTTCGCCTTTAATAAGAGGAAGGGTAACGCTTACCCCTTCTTCTCCTGCCGTAGCTCCCACAACCTGAGACTCGTTAGCTTTTGTGCCAAGGGTTACGGTGCTTGTGCACCCCATTGAAAGCAGCATTGTAGCTGCCGTTAGTGTTACTAGTGTTTTCATGTTTGTTTAAAAATCATCCTCTAAGACTCCAGAATTTTGGTAGTCCTTCACTTTTCTTTCAAAAAAATTAGTCATTGCCCCCGTATCGACAACTTCAGACAGCCATGGAAATGGGTTATTGTCGCTATCAAAACGGAAGTCAATGCCTATTCCTTCTAGGCGTCTGTTGCCAATATATTGCATGTAATCGACAAACATCTCAGCATTTAGCCCTAGAATCCCTCGAGGAAGAACGTCGTGAGCGTATTGCACTTCAAGCTCTACCGCTTTTTTAATGTGCTCAATAGTTTCTGTCTCGAATTTTTTTGTCCACACCGATGGGTATTGTTCTTTAATAACATTAATAAGGTAAGTTCCAAATTGTATATGCAGGGTTTCGTCTCTTAAGGTATATCGGATTTGGTCTGACAATCCCGGCAATTTATTTTGTCTACCAAGAGCTAGGATCATTGCGAAACCGCTAAAGAAAAAAGTCCCTTCCGCTAAAAGATAGTACGTAACTAAATTTCGTGTAAATTCTCTCTTCCCTTCTATCGTTTTCGTGGAAAAATCTTGACGATTGACATCTGTGGTGACGCTCATCAAGAAATCGTCCTTGGCCTTAATGGATGGAATATTAATATAAGCTTCGTAGACTTCGGAAATTTTTAAATTATAGCTATCGCAACACGTAACTACCGTCCAATTATGGAGTGACTCTTCGTAAGCTTGACGAAGGATATACTGTCTACATTCTGGGTCTGTCACCCATCTGTTAACGGTCAACAAGAGGTTGTTTCCTACTAGCGATTCGGTTCCCGCAAAAAAGCCTAGAGTCCTTTTTATTAGTAGCTTCTCGTCTTCTGAGAGATCACCAGATTTCCATTGTTCTATGTCCGTAGACATGTTTATCTCCGCTGGAGACCAATTGTTCGCTACGCCTTTAAGGAATAGATCCCAAGCGAATTCATGCTTGTGTGGTAAAATTTGGTTTACCCCAGAAACATTGTCGCCTAATAGTGTACCGTCTTTCTTACTCATTTTTTTCTGTGTCGTCTGGTCTTGCAGGTGGCGGGGGCGTGCCTCCGTCGACTTTGCTTGATGGTTGGATAGCTTTTAAAGTTTGATCAGCCCATATCACATTATGCATGCACAGAGAGCTTAAGGCTTCTTCGTTATCGAGAGCGATTGTTCCGGCGAGGACATACATCACAGACGCTGCATCCTCCATACCTTTTTCTTTATTTAAGGTGATGGCTAGGTTTTCTATTAGCTTTAATGTCTTTTTTCTTGTCATTATTGACAGCTTTCACATGTTCCGTCTATGTTGCAAGATTGTACAGCAGTATTAAGAGTATCAGTATCACCTGAGCCACTATGACTACCGTTACTACTAGTCGTAGCTTTTTCAATTTCGCTTGCCGCACGGTTTCTTAAATAATATGTACTCTTTAGTCCCAGCTTCTTTGCGTGAAAATAAAGATCATTTAAATATTTTAACGAAGTTTTATTATTAAACAAGTTTAAACTTTGCCCCATGTCTATCCATTTTTGGCGCGCAGCCCCGCATTCAAGTAACTTAAATTGATCGTGGTCAAAGGCCGTGCAATATCTTTCCTTTAGGTCTTGCGGTATGTCACCGTTTAATCGCGTTAGATCGCCGTCTACGGCCTTTATTGCGTCAATAAGGCCTTGGTTCCATATGTTTCTTTCGCGGCATTCTTTTATGAACCACTCGTTTACTATAGTAAGATTGCCGCTTTTATTTTCATATACAAATAAGACGGAAAAGTCTGGCTCAATACAGGGAGAGCACCCTTGTATGTAGGAAATTGTCGCTGTCGGGGCAATGGCCATGGTGTTGCTGTTGCGCATGCCATGTTCCTTTATGTGAGCACGAAGCTCTTTCCAGTCTAGGTCAGGGCAGTACTTCCTTCCTCGGTGGAGAATAGGCTTGTATTCATTCATGTATTCCATTAGGCCTTTATAGGTGTCTGATGGTAGGATATTCTGATCCCAGAGAGATCCTTCGTAGGTAGAATACTGGCCTTTTTCTTTAGCTAGTTTGCTGGAGTTTGAGATGCAATGATATGAAATAAACTCATAAAGTTCATCGGAGAACTTGATAGCGTCATCTGAGGAAAAGTTAACCTTGTAGGAATGAAATACGTCGGCCCAACCCATGCTTCCTGCTCCAACCGGACGATGAGAAAGGTTTGCTTTTTCTGCTTCAGCGGTAGGGTAGAAATTTAAATCAATTACGTTGTCTAGCATTCGCATTTGTGTTGCTATCGTTTTTGATAATTTTTTAAAATCTAGCTTGCCGTTTTGCTTAAGGTGTTCTTTAAGGTTAATGGAGCTTAGGTTACAGACGGCCGTCTCGCCCACTTCGCTTTTTATACCGTTTTTAAATTGAGACGGCTTAGTGTGCAAAAAGATTTCAGTACAAAGATTAGAGCTATGAATAACACCTTCGTGAGAGTTAGAATAACGCATGTTAGCGTTGTCTTTGAATGTCATCCAAGCGTGACCCGTCTCAAACAGGGATCTTAGCATTTTTTTCCATAGTTCTTTGGCATTAATAACGCGGAAGTTAGTCAATTCTCCATCGTCTGCTTGCTTGCAATATTTTTTGTACCTCTTGTCAAAGTTACTCCCGTAAAGCTCGTGTAGGTCTCTAACATCTGAAGGAGAAAAAAGATACCAGTCTTTATTTTTTTCTACATAATCAAAGAATAAATTCGGCAACCAGTTGGCAGTATTCATGTCGTGACATCTACGGCGTTCATCCCCCGTGTTCTTTTTAAGGTCAAGAAAATCTTCTATATCTAAATGCCAAGGCTCAAGATAAGCGCAGCCAGCACCGGGACGTTTACCCCCTTGGTTAACTGCCACAAGTAAATCATTGTAAATTTTAAGCCAAGGTACAAGCCCGCTAGAAGTCCCATTTGTTCCTTTGATGTGAGACCCAGAAGAACGAAAATTAGTGACATCAAAACCTAAGCCTCCTGCGTATTTAGATTTTCGAGCCTCTTGCCATGCGCCCTCAAATATGCCATCGATGCTATCATCGAAAGTGTTGAGATAGCAAGAACTAAGCTGACTATGAGTAGTCCCGCTATTAAAAAGAGTGGGTGTAGAAGGGCATAGTAAAAATTTTGAAATGGTTTCATAAAATTCTATAGCTTTTTGCTCCTTGTTTTTTTCATTAAGAGCAAGCCCCATGGCTACCCTCATCCAGAATGACTGCGGAGCTTCTAGCCTTCGGTTGTTTATCTGGAGTAGGTAGCGGTCATAAAGGGTCTGTAGTCCAAGGTATTTAAATTTATAATCTCTGCATAGTTTGAGGGATTCTGAGAGTTTTTTTAAATCAAAATCTAAAAGCTTTTTGGAGAGAATTCCTTCTTTTACTAAAAGTTTAACGTTCTTTATAAAGGCTAAGCGATATTGATGATCAAAGGCGTCCTTGTCCACGCTACTGCCGAAGACTTCTTTATGTACATTAAAGAGCAAGAGCTTAGAGGCAACAAAATTATAATTAGGTTCCTTTTCTATTTTTTGACGCGCAGATAGAATGAGAGCCTTGTCTATCTCCTTGGTTGTAATCTTGTCGTATAGCTGAACGTGAGCGTCTAGTACAACTTCGCTGGCGGAAACTCCTTCTAGGTTTTCACACGCTCTCTCGGCGCAAAGGTTAATTTTATTTATGTCAAGGTCTTGGAGTCGTCCGTTTCTTTTCTTAACATAGATTACAGAATCGCTCATCAGTGAAGTCCTAACTTAACTTAAGTTTAAGGGATATTTTTGAAAAATAAAGAACAAAATTAAATTTCTCTTCCGTTAGGCAAGGACTTGTTGTGGTCCCAAGGAATTTTAACTAAGTGTGCCTTGGTGTACTTTATCTTATGGAATTTATGCCAATCTGACGGAAAGTAATCTAGTATTCTGTTGAGCTGAAATTTAACAGGGGTGCCTATGAAGTGAGCCTGTTGAGCTTTAGTGTAATACCAGAAGCTGTTGCTATTCCAGAAACTTACATGGGTTGGATCTTGAAATGCTCCGCGACCATCTGTCGAGGGTACCTCAATCAAGGCCCACCCAAACGGCGCTAGACATCTATGCATTTCTTTCATGGTATTAATTGGGTCCTTTAGGTGCTCTAAGGCGTCCTGACATCGAAATAATCCCACCGTGCCATCTTCGAAGGGCCAGTTCGGTTGGTCTAAGTCGAACTCTATGTCTTCGTCGTTCAATTTCCTTTTGTCGATGCCGACATACCCTTCTGGTTTATTGTTGAAAGAGCAAAGGTCAACTTTAAAGTGCCCCGCGTCGTCGCACCATTTTTCAACCATCCCTTGAATATATTTATCGTGAAGGTCGTGTGTTAACTCTTGAATTTTTTCATTTTTATCCCCGTAAGCAGTATTGTCTTGATGGAAATAGTATTTATACAGGGGCTCCGGTATGTGTCCGCATTTTCCTTCAGTGTATGTTCTACAGAGCAGGTCGAAGTCATCGCATATATCCATGCTCGGGTCATGGCCACCTATGCTCTCGTAAAAATCTTTTTTCCAAGCTCTTACGTGATCTGGCGCATACCAGATGTAAGAAAAAGCTAATGGAGATGGCTCAAAGGATGGGTGGTATTTCTTTCCGTCTTTTTCTCCCTGTTGCCACCCCATCATGGGGTTAAACGGGGTTTGAAACTCTTCTTTTCCGTCTTCACTAACTCTTACGGAGTAGTCGGAAGAGTAAACGAAGTCGGCATTAGTTTCGTCAAACTTTTTAGCAAGCTCTTCTAGGCAATTTGGTTCCAAGGCGTCATCGTGATCAAGTTCTACCAGAATTTCTCCGTTAGCATTTCTGCAGCACTCCATTTTGAGGTATCCAATGTTTTTATTGTTAACTTGAAAGAATTCTACGAACTTATAATTTATTTTTTTCTTTTTAATTTTTTCTTCAAGTTTGCTTTGTTCCTTTTTTGCTTCATTGTTTAACAGGAGCACCCATTCGAAGTCTTTAAATGTTTGGTTTTCGAGACTCTCAAGTGGTCGATCGATATGCTTGAGATCGTGGGACGGTGTGAATACAGAAAATTTCATAATGTTCTTGGTTTGTTTCCTGATTTATTGGGGTGAGCCTTGCCCGTCTTTTTTTCGTATTCGGTAACCGTTTTTTGTTTTACTGGATCGATACCGTTGTCTTTAGAATTTTCTCTTTTTTTACTTAGTTCTCCTGAGAGATCCATCATTTCTCCAGCGGTCATGCCTTTCTTTGCTGTGTAGTCTACAAACTCCTGCTCAGAGAATGGATTTACGCTTGTGTCTATGGCTGCGTTAGGTAAATTGAAGACCCTTTTCCATTCTACACCTTGGTCATCGACAAAGGTGTGCTTGTCTGTCATACCTTGTATAACTTCTATTACTTTACCGGTTTCTGGATGGCTGTATTCGTAAATGGGCATTATATTTTTTTTAGTTCTTCCAGTATTCTATCAACCATTTTCTCGTAAGTAAATGTTTTTTGTAGGCTAATTCCTTTTTCGTTAACTGGGTTTTCTTTATATTTTTCAATAGCCTTTTCACACCCGTCTATAAAATCATCTTCGTTCCAGTTGGCGAAAGTCCCTTGGTTAAATTTAGTTCCTTTCTTAAAGAAAGCTTCGTCATCTGAGTCGATTCTTCCATTTGGTTGGACTAACGTGGCGTTGTCTTTATTTGCCCAATCCTTATACGCGTGCGCGTCTAGGATTACGGCGTGCTTACCAAGCGCTACGGACTGAAACTCTGGCAAGCCCCATCCTTCGCCGCCCGACATTCCGATAACTATATTTCCGGAATTAAGAAAATCATTGTAAGTTTTATTTTTATCTAGCCAGCTTAAAAATTGTACATTGTAATAAGTCTCTCCTTCTAGGCATGATTCAAAGCTGCTTTTATTCTTTTCCGGCTTCAGAAAACCGTTCCAGATCGCGCACTGTAGGTAGTAGTTGCTGTTGTTTCCGTATTTTTTGACCCAAGCTTTTATTATTTTTTTGTGATGTTTTCTTTTTTCAAATTTACCGCATAGGTTAAATGTGATTCTGTCATCATTAAAATATTTTTTATTATTTATTTGAAAATTATGAGAATCAAAAGCTAAGGGTAGGACACCTACTTCAGCGCCGTGAGACTTGAATATTTCCGCAGTATAATTGTTACTTACAAAGGTTCTATTATTTTTAATTATATTTAACTCTTGGGCGGTGGGTAAATTCGTTTCGTAAAAAGTCAAAAGCATTTGCTTCTCACTGTATGATTGCAGCGAGTCATTCAAGTGCCATAAGCGAAAACAGGGGTTCTTTCTGTCATGGAAATAGGATTTACTTATGCATCTGTAAATCCACTCTTCAAATTCTTGAGAATACTCTTGTGAGGCAAGAGAGACAGAACCAGCCATGGGAAACAAGGCCGGTTCCATCCCTCTAGCATGTAATTCTCTTAAAAGAGATGTACCGATTTGACCGAAAGATGTTTCCGTTACCGGAACATTAACGGCAAACTCCATGTCCTAAAGAACTTCTTCAGTTCCTACTTCTGAAGAAACGGTTTCTTCCTGCTTGGAAGAACGAGGTTTCTGTTCGTCCACAGTGTAAATACGGAAATCTGGATGATTGTCCTTATTTTTATGCCTGTTGGAGAATACAACAACTTTGAGGAGTTTTTCCTCTCCGTAATCGTCAACCTTTACATGCCCTGAGAAGAATTTCTGGGTGGCACTTTCCTTTTTCCAAAGGGCCCCTACTTCTCTTTTCTGCCAGTCTGTTTTATCTGTTTTGTTATCAGTACTCATGATCCTTTGAATATAACATGTTTTTTTAAGATGTCAAATCATATCTTGAGATTGTTTTGAGGTTATTTTCTTGTGAAGCATTTTCTTTCCTCTGTTATATAGGTTGATCGCTGTCTGGGTACTAGTGTTTATTTCTTTAGCTATAAAACTCCAAGTCGGCTTTCTATTCTCCTTTGATTCGTCGAAGAACCTTAGTTTAAATACTTTAGAGATACGTTTGTCTTTTAGGTTATCTAAGATATTAAAAACATACTCTTTGTCAAATTTATACTTTATTTCTTGATCGTGTATTTGCCTTGATTGACTGTCTAGTATTATCTGTAGCAATTCTTCTTCAGAGTTTACATATCTGTTGTTGGCATTTATTAAGCCGAGGCAGTAGTATTTCGTACAGTTTCCTAGCCACGTAGAGAATTTTGTTTTTCTGTTGTTTTTGTAAGAAGAGAGTGCTTTGAATATTACAAAATCTTTATCATTAAAGATGTCTTGTTTCTTAATTCCCTTGGTATAGGCTGCGGGTATGTATTTTTGACATATTTTATAGAATAATTTTTCATGCCTGCTGGCTAGAAGTTTGTAACTTTCATTGCATCCGTTTTTTTTAACTTTCCTTATTAAAGTGCTGTCTGCTGGTGTTATCTTTTTCATGGTCACCGATTAGCCATGCCATAAAGTCGTTTATGTATGGTTCTAATTGTTCTATTTGACCATTCTTAATAAACTCCCATTCGATTTGAAAGTCACTTTTTTCTTTTAGATTAGGATCATTTCTGGCTTCTTCGGAGTTTGCTGGCTCCCTAAAGCGCCTAGTTGGACCAATATAATTCACGGGTTTCTCTATGTGGACCGCATTTTCTATTGTATATTGAGAGACATGAACAAGTATGCCCCCAAGCTCGTTCTTTAACCAAGAAACCTCGTCATTTTCGTAGTCATCATACCTTATGTCAGTGATAATCTTAAATTTAGAACGATTTCCTTTGATTACCTTATTGTGTAGCTTCTCAATCCAGTGCCTACCGTCCGAAAGCTTACGTTTGGTTGTTCCGTGAGCAACGAGGAACGGGCGAATGATCTCCTTTTCGTCTCTACTACAGTTAACGGAATCAATATGGTAGTGCATTCTGCACCATTGATTGACTTCGTTTTTTAATTCAGTAGCTAGGGAATACCTTTCGCAGGGTAGTCTAGCTGAAAGAAAGTCACAGAAAGTATCCTTACCGGAACCCGCTACTCCTGATATACCTATTATCTTGTTCATATATTATATAAAAATTATTTAAACTTTAAATCTAACAATCTTCGTGTATGACTGCTTATCCTTTAAATTTTTCCTTTGAGCTGAGAAAGCCTGTAAGGCTTTCGAGATAAGAACATAGCTGTCCACTAGGAGATAAATCTTACTCTTAACAAAGCCGCTTTAGTCCGTCGCGTTAACCTCTTTTAGTCTCGCTCGCTGACTTGTTAAGCTATAGAGCTCTTTGTTTCTGCGGTGGGACTTTTCTTTTGACTGCTTATCCTTTTTCCTCTTGAGAGGATGAAGTTTCTAGCTTGAGTATTTCTACTCACATTAGCCTCAACTGTCGCTTTTTCCCGAAATAACAGTAGACTTATTAGGTCTAGTTGGCTAAGGTCTTTTTACGGGCCTGTGGTCTCTTACGAGTTCTGTGGAGATAACCTCCACAAGCTATTTCACCGCTAACAAAGAACTTTGAGAATCTTACCATCAATTTTTCAATGAGCAAGATTTTTTTAGATCGTTATTCCGCAGTCAACATTCACTAGCCTTATTTCGAAGTCTACAGTTGAGAACGCTGGGATACCGGGTATGCCCTCCTTAGCCCCAAACGCTAATTCAGGTGGGAGGATGACGCTTCTGAGTTCGTCTGGCTTCATTTCGCTCACGGCTATTTCGAGACCTCTAGGAAAGGCACCCGGCTTTAATGAGGGTATGTTAATTGTGAGGTTTTTCTTTTCTATTAGTGTTTTTTCTTCCTGAATTAGCCTTATTGAGTAGTCGATTGTGGCCCTCATGTATCTTTTCCCTCGACTTGCCCCTCCCTTAAACTTGCAAAGAGGCATTAGCTCGAGGAGGTTTCTTTCTCCAGTGCCCTCTTCAATGATTCTAGATTTTTCCTTGACCATTTCTAAGGCTTCTTTGTCTGATATAATCTTGAGCTTCTTCTTGTACCCAGCCCACGCCGCATCTAGATCAGCCTCTGGGTTTCGCTTTTTTTGAAAATTCTCCCAATCTTTATTTATTTTTTTTTCGTCGCTCATTTTTTCTTCTTTTTGTTGCCATTTTTACCTTCGTCATCATCTTTTTTATTATCTATACCGTTTAACGCGTCACCAGCAAGAGCGGCAAGGGAGGCTGTCCCTGAGATGATTTGCTCTTTCTCAAGAATTCGAGCCTTATACCACTGGATTACATGGACAAGGTTTCTTACGTCTTTTTCCTGTATGCTAGAGGCTTGGCATAAGTCTGTATTATCCTGAAGTATTTCGCAGAATTCGTTAATTTCTTGAGTCACGAACTTAGCGGTCCAAGGGCCAAGCTCAACATTTTGTTGGAACGCGTCCATATGTTTTTCGAGAATATAATATTTCTTATCTGCGTAATCCTTAGAGGCGACAAGCTGCATTTCTTCTAGCTTTTCTAGGGCTATTTTAAAGGCGGTGAGGGTAGCCTCTTCGTCGTCTATGATCGGCAGAATTTTTTTTAAATCTCTACCAATCTCGAAGTTGTCGTTTTCTTCGAACCAAGTAAATAGCTGGTTTGAGGCATCTTGAATAGTCATATGATTATAATGATTGAATTTGTCTCTATATCCAAAAAAAACCTCCTTGACTTTACAAAAAAACCTAGTACTATGTCAGTAGTATGGATACTAAAATTAAGGTTACTAAAAGAGGACGTCCACCAGTAGATATTGCTTGGCCTGACGTAGTTTTCACTGCTCAAGACATTGTCGATACCTCAACCGAAAAGGTGTCTCGCGTTACGATACACAGTAAACTAAACAAAGCTGTAGACATGGGAGACTTGACCGTCGTTGGATCAACTAAAACTAAGACCGGCAGACCGCGAGTAGAATACAAGAAAACAGTTATCGAAGATGACTCCATGATGACTTGTAATTCTGATGGGTAACAGAATATCTTGGGAGCAATACGCCCTTAACATAGCTCAAGCAGCATCCCAAAGAAGCGAGGACCCCTACCAAAAAGTAGGAGCTTGCGCTTTGAATAGCCAAAACATGGTTATAGGAGTGGGGTATAACGGGCTGGCCTCGGGCGTATCTATGCCTTATAAAAATTTCTGGGATAATAGAGATTACCGTAGAAAATTTATGATTCATGCGGAGGCAAACTGCCTCTCCTTATGCAAAAGGGGAGAAGTGAAGCTTCTGGCGGTCACCCTTTTACCCTGCTCTTCTTGCGCTACCATGGTTGCTGCTTACGGTGTGCAGGAGGTTTATTATAAAGAAACCTACGAAAGAGACGAGCAAGCCAAGGAAATTTTTAATTGGTACAACATAAAATTAGTTAGACTAGAAGGTTAGTTTAAAGTATTATGTTAACGATATGGAGTCATTAGCTTATCCATTTTTAGTTTCAGTTTTACTTTTTTATATATATGAAACTGATTTCTTTGTAGAATACGTTAAGCTGTTTGGGCTTGCAAAGTTATTTAAAATAAAGGAGTACGAAGACTACTTGGATGACAATCCTGCAGACACCTATTGGGAGTGGCTAGCTTGGGATAAGAAAACCTTTCTAAGAAAGTTACTTTCTTGTCCATATTGTTTTGGCTTTTGGCTCAATGTTGCAGTGTGTTATACTCATAAAGATTTGGGTTTATTTGTAATGAACTTGTGGTTGTCTTTATTTTTGTTTTTAATTTTAAAATTTATATCTAGGAAAGCTTATGAGTGAGAGTACACCAGTATGGGTAACACCCGATTATAGTTATTATAGTTTCTTTAACATGAAGGAACTCGTTTTATTTTCTAAAGCCAACGGGGAAGACATGCTTCCCCCTCTAGAAGGCCTCGATGCCGAGGAGGCAAAGAAAGTAGCAGATCTAAAGGTCAAACTTCAGAACTTTATTAAGACCTACGAGAACACCAAAGGAGGCTGTGGCTGCAACAGGGAGAAAAGAGTGGAGAATGCAAAAAAACAGTACGGATATTTTGCAGACTCCCTGCGTAATTGTGAGGTGGCAGCGACACATGTGAAAAGCCTACTAAACTCGGTAGAAAAAATTCATTTCTGGAAAGATGGACAGCGTTTCCGTCACCAAGGGAAAGAGGGGGACCCAAAATTTCGCCCAGCAGAAATGCCCTTTGCGATTGTATAAAATGTATGTTTGCGCAAGTTATAGCCATAGCCACAGACCTTTCATGGAGGGCTTCTTCCTCAAGTCTTTTCCATTTGAGAGGGGTCTATCCCTCACCGTAGAACAAGTCCCCCAAAAATGTAAGTCAGGAGATCTTTTTTCCGATGGGTGGAGAACGCAAATGATAGAGAAGCAGATATTTATAAATAAATATTTAAATCTTTTCAAAGATGGCGACCTTATACTTTTTTCAGATGTAGACATAAAGTTTTATGGGAAAATAAAGGCAGACCTAACATCATGCTTGGGAGACAATGATATATCCTTTATGAAGGATCACAATTCGGATGAAGTGGGCAGATGTGGCGGCTTTTTTATTGTTCGAAACTCCAAGAAGATTAGAGCCCTCTTTGAGGGCGTAATGAATACACTGTCCTCCCATGACTCGAGCGATGACAGCGTGAGCTTCGAAACCTCAGAGCAGTCAACTATTAATAGCCTGATTAATGATAGGCCTGAAATTTCCTGCGGATGGCTACCGCAGAGGTATTATACTCACGGGCTGTATACGGACGGTATAAATAATTTCTCTGAGGAAGATCAGAGTGGATTGTGGTGGCATAATAAAAGCTGGGAGGAAAAAACGAAAATCTTTGTTCCGGAGGACACCCTAGTCCACCACGCGAATTGGTGCGGAGGAATAGAAAATAAAATAGACCTCTTGAATTGGGTAAACGAAATAATGGAGCTAAAGGATGGTAAGCAAGAAAAACTTTTGTTTTAAATTTAGAAATGTTGACGGAATAAGATATGAGGTTTATTTTGTAAAACCTAACGAGTCTTATTACGGGGACATACATGGTCTCTGTGACGATCCTGAAGAAAAAAATTCTAAAATTTACATTAACCCATACTTAACGCAAAAATCCGAACTTAATACAATAATCCATGAAATTTGTCATGCTTTTTTTTGGGACAAATCAGAGAAAGAAGTAACAAGATATGCTAACACCGTTGCGGGATTTCTATATCGACAAGGATGGAGGAAGGACAAAAGACTAACGAACAATGAGCCACCACCCCCCAGAAAAAGATCCAGTAAAAAGGCAGGAAAGAAATCTAAAAAGACTAGAAAGAAGAAGCAGCCTTTTATCTAACTTAAGGGACGACACCTACTGTAGACTTGGTGTTTCAAAAATTTCCGGAGTCGGCGTTTTTGCGATAAAAAATATTCCAAGTGACGTAGAGGTTTTTAAGTTTGCTAACGCCGCCCTCAGTGCGGGCGAGGCTATTGAAATAAGCGAAAGAGAGGTTCTCGGGCTAGAGCAGCCAATGATTGACTACGTAAATGATATGCTAGTAAAGACAGAGTACGGTTCTTACCATTTTCCAAGCAGGGGAATTAATTCAATAGATGTTTCTTTTTATTTAAATCATTCAGATCACCCAAACGTAAGGCTTTCTAACGAGGGGAGCGCTGGAGACTTTTTGTCTTTTGTGACTATCGAGAAAATAAAAAACGGAGAAGAGCTTACACAGGACTACACCCATCTTTGTAGCAATAGGGAAGAATTAGTTAAACAGTTTCCCTTCCTGTCCGTCAAAAAGTAAAATCCCAATGTATCCTCCACGGTTATGTTGTCTCATCTTAAGACCTGTTTTTGTCATCTACTTTCTTATTTAATATTACACGGTGAGCGGAAGATTGTAAATAAAAAAAACAGAAGAGTCATGGTGGCGCACTACACTTATTTAAGATAAGAGTCACGATGTCCCTTATATTTATTTTCTTTTCATTTTCTTTGGTTTTTTTTGGCATGAAGCATGCTTAATACAGTTACTATGAGAACACTAACATTAACAAATACACTATTTGATAATTTTCTAACCAACTGGGACAACGCCTACTTTGATGGCGATCATTCTTACTGGCGTAGAAAAGATAATTCAATCAACTGCAGAGAGAAAGAAGAACACTACGAATACTACGTTCCCTTGGCTGGCTTCAAGAAAGAAGATATTGCCGCGAGACTTGATGAAGGGCGCGTGCATATTGTAGCAAAGAATGAAAACGACTCAACCGCTTCATATTCTTTTGCGCTTCCCGACGAGGTGGACCTCTCTAGTCTGTCAGCAAAACATGAAGACGGACTCCTTACGGTAAAGATACCCAAATCAGAGAAGGCAAAAGCTATTACAATAGCAATTGACTAAACAAAAAAGACCCCCTATGTTACAGGGTGTGTGGTGCGGGTGTCGTATAATGGTATTACTCCAGCCTTCCAAGCTGATAACGTGGGTTCGATTCCCACCACCCGCTCCATAAAATAAAAAAGTCACTTTTAAAACGAACAGAAAAACCGTTGCTTGGGTGGACGATATATAAGTTTGACCTTGATTTATTTAAAAAAAGACGTATCATGAAAGTATGACAAATATGGACAAATGGAATGACCTGTATAAGGACGTCGGTTCTGACGTCCCCCTTGACTGGTATGGTAATACAGAAACTTACGATAAAGGAGCAGAGTTTCTGAAAGATTGTGATGCGGTAGAAGATTGGGGCTGTGGAGTTGGCTGGTTTAAAACAAAATGTTTGTCGAAAAAATATACAGGAATAGATGGATCAATTACTCCTCACTCAGACAAAAAAGCTGATTTAACTAAATATAAAAGTAATTGTGAAGGAATTTTTATGCGACATGTCTTAGAGCATAATTTACAATGGAAAGACATACTGATGAACGCTTGTGAATCGTTTACTCAAAAATTTGTTTTAATTTTATTTACTCAGTTCAAAGAAAAAACAGAGGTTATCGCTTGGAATGAAATTGGCGTACCGGATATTTCTTTCAGAAAGGAAGACATAACATCAATATTCGATCAATACGGTTTGAAATACGAAATGGAAACCATTGAAGAATCTAAGACCCAATACGGGATCGAGTACATTTTTCTCATTAAAAAGATGCATCATGAAAGCATGACAGATAGGGAAAGAATTACGAAAGGTGGATAGACAGGCACAACCACAAGCTTGAACTCATCAGGACATTCGGAAGCGTAATCGCGGCCATTACGGGGCTTTTGGTGTTCTTAAAGGTTTTTAATTTTATTTAAGCTCTTGTAGCTCAATTGGATAGAGCATCTGTCTTCTAAACAGAGGGTTCTGGGTTCGAGTCCCAGCAAGAGTACCATAAAATATTGTTGACACCCCTGAAATTAATGTTAACATGAAAGTTCATTATGAGTAATAAAAACAAAAACCAGTGCGAAACAGACCAGAGTGAGTGTTGTGAAACAGGGCAAAGCAAATATACGCAAGTTAAAACAGGATACGCCCGTGCGGCAGTTATCTTATTGGCTGTAAACTTTTGCTTAACAGGGTATGTTTTGACAGGACTGATGAAGATTCAAGACGAGCAAGCAGATAGCTCCCAGTCTCCACAGCCACTCTCAAACACAGCAACAGCAACCCCAGCAACCCCAGCTACTCCAGCGGAACTCCCTCAAACCCTTGAGAAAGAGGATAATTAATTCGCCGTTTAATCATCGGTGATTGTCCATACCCTCACCCCTAGGCTTTTCGGCTTGGGGTGGGGTTTTTTACGAGCGTAGCTCAGTTGGCTAGAGCGCCACGTTTACACCGTGGATGTCGGGGGTTCGAATCCCTCCGCTCGTACCATAAAAAAAGTTGCAGCAGAGGTCCATACACTGAACATGCTGCAACTTCGGGCCTCCACCTTGGTCCACCCCCTTGATAAAATTTTATATTTCTTCTATTCTTTTAGATTTGTCATCAATAACTAAGTCGTAGATCGGCTTTACGCACTTTCCTTTCGTGCCAGTAGACAAGTCGTGGAATTTACAACCCCATGATTCTAGCTGCTTCCACGTAAATTCGTAGTAACATGCTCCCGTCTTTTTAGATTTTTCAGAACCACCTCTTGCGGTCCAGTATATAACCCTCCACCCCTCATCATATAGCTTGTTAATTTTTTCTATATTTTCGTGACTTGGTTCAGCTAAATTGTACTGTCTTTTACCAGTGTAAAAGCAAATAGTTTCATCGATATCTACGAGAACAACTTTCTGATCCCCCTCTGGGGCAAGCCTGTTTGATGTATGGAAGGTTTGCTCCTCCGCATACTCTTCGTGTTCGTTTCTCTCACTTTCGTACGTCATCTTTGTTTTCCCTTTTAACTTTACTCATTGCACGTAGGCAATTGTTAAGCATTCCGTAACACAATACAGTTACTACCCCAACCAGTACTACTAAAAATATTCCCATGTTTATTCCTTCCAAGTTATCTTAATTAAGTTATCTCCAAAAAATTCTTCCGTATAATCTATCGCGTGTCGAGGGTTAAATTTTCTACATGTATAAATATCAATAGAAAAAAACTTTGGATCTCTATTGTCCCACGCGTAAATATGCATCCCTGATTCTTTCCAGTGGGTGTAGGCACACCAACCATAATGGGGATCATGATTACAGGCAGGAGAAGTTACCTCTGTCATGTTAAGTACCTTAGTTATTTCATGGCAATAACGAGTCATGTCTTCGGGCAAAAATACATTGTGAAGTGTGCCTTCTATGACTAGGCGTTGCCTACAGATATCTGGAGCTAAATCTTCCCAAACATGCTCGTAACCATGATTTTCAGCCAAGATATCGTCGTAATAATCTGAGCCTGTGGTACAATCAAAATCCATTTGTTTAATTATAGCGGAAACGGGTTTTAAATACAAAAAAAAGTGATATACTGTTTAAGTTTTAATTTGGGGGGTATAGCTCAGTTGGTAGAGCGCCTGCTTTGCAAGCAGGATGTCATCGGTTCGAGCCCGATTACCTCCACCACAAAAAAACAACATGACGGAAGATCAAAAAAAAATAAAATCCCGAAGGACAGTAGACAGGCAGAGAGAAAAGAAGGCGGCATTAGTAAAATATAAAGGAGGAAAATGCTGTATATGTGGGTACAAAAAATACCACGGAGGACTAGACTTTCATCACATTGCCAAAAAAAGGTTTGCCATAGCACTAAAAAGGGACTGCAGTCTCAAAAAATTAAAAAAGGAGGCAGACAACACTATTCTAGTGTGTAGAAATTGTCACGCAGAGATTCACGCCGGAATGCACAAAAAATATAAGTAACATGAATCAACGGCCCTACAATAAAAAACATTGTCTAATTATTCTCAAGGCCAGCCATATTTTTGAGGTGGTTGACTCAATCAAAGAAATAAACATGGATAAGGCTTGGTTTGTGGGGTATGACGAAATTCAGCTTTCCGTGGTTATTCCAAGCTTTATTCAAAATACGGATTACGACTATTATTGGGTAACTTCTCACGACCTGATCCTTAACCAAGTGGGTGTTAACTGCTTAGTCAAAACCCTAGAGGAAAAAGACCCATATATAAACGTGGTGACAGGGTACTGCAATCTTTCTCTTGATGACCCCAGAATGACTATTAGCAGCGAGCCGATTGACTTTAGCGGTGGTGCGCCGACAGCAGATTCATACAACTTCATAACCAAAAAAGAAATAAAGGCAATTAAGGACGACGTGTTTGAAACTTATTTTGTTAACTGGGGTATGTCAGGAATGTCTAAGCACTTATGGCTAAAGTACCCATTCACGCCCTCTGCTGGCGAAATTGATAGGTCTGACCTAAGCTTCACACTAAGATTCCTAAAGGATGAATCCAACAAAATTTTCAGCCATAAAAGCAGCTTCTTTCTTCACCTCAAAAGCAACCTAGGCGTAAATCCGTGGAGTTGGCACCCAGACTGCTGGCTTGTTGGCAAGGTTCCAGCGCACTTAATACACGAAATTGACAGAGAAGAAACCAAGTACACTTTCGTTCAATCAAAAGGCTATGTCAAAGTGTAATAGATTGTATGAAAATTTATGAAGTTAAACAGCAATCGAATAATTTACAGTGGCACACTCTCGCTTTTCTTAAAAATAAAGGTGATGCTGAAAAATATCAGTTGCTTTACAACACAAAGGTGGTAGTATACCCCACGAAAGTAGTGGAACACAGACTAACCGAGCTTAAAGACTTTGAAGACGAACTTGAAGGTTAAAAAGTGCCCTAAATGTGGCCACTGTTTTGTGGAAACCAAATTCCAGTGCCCTAGATGCGCTTGGTGGATAAAATGAGAAAACTATGCATAATTATACCGATCTGGGGAAGAGATTGGCTTACGAATCATTTATTAAATTATTATTATCAGTTTGATGATTCTCGCACAGAGTATATGATCGTAGTTGTCGGCAGCGAAGGAAAAAAATCAGAAAGATTAGCCAGAGGACTGACATACATTAACAGAGGTAACGAACCTCTTGATAGAAAATATGACGAAGGCTTTTTATACTGCAAGCAATTTAATCCTGACGCCGTAACCCTTATCGGGAGTGACGACTTTATTACGCAAAATTACTTTGAGTGGGCGTTAGACCACGTCAAGCGTGGTACTCATTACGTGGGGCTCAAAGATTTTCATTTAGTAGACACAGGAAGTAACCAGATTCACTATTGGGAGGGGTATTCCAATACAGTACCATCTAGAAAGAACGACTCCATTGGCGCTGGTCGTATATATTCAGAATTTCTTTTAAATAAAATAAACTGGCAGCCTTTTATTGTAGAAGGAAAAGGGCATTTTCACTGGCATGGAGATGATGAACGAGCAGAGAATAAAATCATTGATGCACTTAAATCTAGCTACCAAGCTTGGCAGCCCCTAAAAATAATAACCAAAATGAAGAACGCTGACAACTGTAGGTATTGGGCGGTTAAAACAGGGGAAGAAATAAACCCTTCGTCAAATTTTTTCCTAAATAGACAATCCCTTTACAACGCTACGACTCGAGAGATTTTTTCCCAGTTCTTCTCAGACACAGGTTTTCCATCCTCACTGATGGGAGACACGGGGGCAGTCTATCCAGACGGATCTAAGATCTGGGTCGGAGTTAATTGGGCAAGATAATTTTTTAATTTTGATAACTCAAAACGAATATAAAAAAAACAGATTTTAAACCGAAACGAAAAATCGAAAGCATGGGTGGACGATATATGAAAAAAGACAAAAATAAATACTCATCCCAGAAAAGATACCTCGAAACAGGAAAAGGAAAAAAGGCTTTAAAAAAAGCGAGAAACAAGTATGATAAAAAAGACCCAGAAAAAAGAAGAAGACAAAAAAGGGAGTACATGAGAAGAAAAAGGGAACAAAACCCCGACATATGGAGATAACATGAAAGCAATTGGCATAGTAGGAAACGGGTTTGTGGGGGGAGCAACAGCCCTCCTAGGTGATAGCACTGAATTATTTGTTTACGACTTGGATCCACATAAATGTAGTCATTATGATTTAGAGCTAAAAGATTTGACTTGTTGTGATTTTATATTTGTATGTGTTCCGACGCCAATGGATTTAGATGGAAGCGCAAACACAGTGCAAGTAGACAAGATTGTTATTGAGCTAATAGACCATGGTTTCGATTCGGAAAGGATAATAATAAAATCAACAGTTCCCGTGGGAACATCAAAGAGGCTCGGCACCATGTTCATGCCTGAGTTTTTAACTGAAAAAAACTGGAAGAAAGACTTCCTCAATCAAACCGACTGGATATTAGGAACAAATGATAGAAATGATCGAATAAGAGACGAATTATGGTCTGTTTTTAAATCCGCCTATGATAGTAACATTCTTTATAACAAACCAAGAATGAACTTTATGACCACAGAGGAAGCAGAGTTGGTGAAATATACCAGAAATTGTTTTTTAGCAGTTAAGGTCTCCTTTTTTAATGAAATTCATGATTTTTGTACAGCGCTAGACCTTGATTATGAACGCGTGAAAGATATGGTGGTTTTAGACGAAAGAATTAACAAATCTCACACCCAAGTTCCGGGGCCAGACGGAAAGCGCGGGTTTGGTGGAACCTGTTTCCCCAAAGACACCGCAGCGCTTCAAAAACAATTTTCTAAAATAGGGATTGGCAATGAGGGTGCAAGTGTACTAGCGGCAAGCATTAAAAGAAATAACGAAATAGATAGACCAGAAAAAGACTGGAAAAACCAGAAAGGCAGAGCGGTAGTCTAAAAAATAAAATTTGTAAAAATAAAGCCGGCTTCCTAAAATAGGATAATATGAAAAAGCTAGCTATACTCATACTAGGTTTCACCCTTACTTTTTCTTCGTATGCTGGTGAAAAGAAACGGTCTGCCGCAGAACATCTTCAAAATGTATCTGTTACGATCAGATCAGAAGGCGCATTTAGCGCGGGCGAGGGCTCGGGGGTGATCTTCTCTAGGAAGGACTCTAATGGGGACTTGGTCAATTTTATTTGGACCGCCGCTCACGTTATAGATAACCTAAGGACCAAAAGAAAAGTTTTGGTTCGAGGAACACCAAAAACCTTGGTAGAATTCAAAGATCCTGTGGTTATTAAAGAAATTCGGCAAAATGGTCGAACCGTGGGGCGGCTTCAGATGGATGCGGAAGTATTAAAGTATTCTGAGAGTGAAAAGGGCCACGATCTTGCATTGCTTCGTGTTCGTAAACTTAACTTTGTGACAGATAGTGTAACCTTTTATCTTGAAGAAAAAATTCCAGCTTTAGGCACAGACCTCCTACACGTGGGTTCTCTACTTGGCCAAATGGGTGCGAATTCCATGACAGACGGGATTTATTCTCAGCATGGTAGAATTTTAAAGCAATTAAATAAACACATATTTGACCAAACAACGTGTGTCGCCTTCCCCGGAAGTAGCGGGGGCGGGGTTTATTTAAAAGAAGAAAACCCAAAATACGTAGGTATGCTCGTAAGGGGAGCGGGAGAGGGATTCAACCTTATCGTGCCTGTGCGCAGGATGGTTGACTATTGTGAAAAACATAAAATCATGTGGGCCTTAGACAAAAATGTAAAAATGCCAACAGAGGACGAAATAAAAAAGATACCAGTAGAGACAACTCCAAAAGAGAAAGAAGAGGTAGTAGATGCTGAGAAAGAAGCGGCAAAGAAAATGTTCCCCTT